TTATCTAGTTGTTAGAAAATATAATTATAAAACTGTGCCTAATAGTTTTTATCTTGTATATAATACAAATGATTTTCAAGACGCAGTTAAAAAGAAAAATGAATTAGAAAAATTCAAAGAAAAAAATGTAGACATAAGAATTTGTTCATTTGCAGATAATATGGATAGGAAATAGGTGCGACAATATTGACAATGGCTCATGGTACAGGAATCTGGTATCATGGGTCATTAACAAGGAGAAAGTATGGAAAAGAAAAAAAGAAAGAAAAAAGACGACTCAAAAAGAAATGATGAGTTCACACACTGCAGATGTTGTGGCGAGTATATCTACAACCAAAGATCAACTAGCGACAAAAGATATTGCATGGATTGTGGTTAAGGTGCGACAATAATGACAATGGCGGGTAATCCGCCATTGTGATAAACTGCAAGTATGAAATCAACAGGAGGAAATATGAAAACAAAAGAAATCAAAAACTTTAAAATGAATGACGCAACTTATAAAGAAAGAAGAAAAGTTATTAACATTCTTTATGAGGCAAGAAATAGAGGTATTAAATTACCAAGAGTTGAAGTGAGAATTGGAGAGCCTACAAAGTGTGCACCAAATGTTTTGGGTGTTGGTGGAGGTTTAAAAATTTGGATCACTGACAAAGCGATTGATAGAGGTTATCAATATTTATTGCATGTTGTATTGCATGAATTATGTCATTCAGTTTTTAACTTACCTCACAATGAAAAATGTAAGTTAATGTCTTCTAAACTTTCAACACCTTGCGAAGTTGAAGAGGCATGGAAAATTTTCAGAAAATACAGCTATGACAATTTCATAGCTGCGACAAAATTGTCAATGGCGAGTTAATCGCCATTGTGCTAATATAGGATATTAACAAAGGAGAAATATGTCAGAAGAAAGAACACATGAAAGACAGAATAGATTCAGTGGTGAGTCTATATTCTTAACAAAAACTGAAGCTATAGAACATGACAAGATATTTTATTATGAATATCTTGCATCTTTGGAAGATAAAAAAGTTGGAGTTGATGGGTACTCTAAACTTTGGGACAAGGTAAGAAAAGGCATTGACTATTTTAGAAAGAATAATGCTGAGGCTTACATGGTCTTGTTAGATTAAATAATACAGGGTGCGACAAAATGTCGCACCCACATACCGAACACATACCCTCCTATGTGGTTAATTGTCCTGCGACAAATTGTCGCAGGGCGCATGACCGTGCCGGTCTGCTCGCTTCGCTCGCAGACTCTTTGGATAGAGGTACCAAGCCTACTTGAGAATTTGAACTTTCTTAAATACATGATATACATATACACAAAAAGGGATCCTAATAGTTAGGTATTATAGTAAGATTTAGATAATTATAGACCTAAATTACTTTTTGGTTCCTAAAACATAACTGAAAAAATTTTGCGGAAAATTTTTTCGAATGCACTTTTATGGATATAAATAAGTTAAAGAAATTTGAAAAGTTACCACCTGATGTAAAAAGACAACTAGCCATTTATATGTCTAAATGGAAAGAGAAGAAAAAACAAAAAGATATTAAAAATGACTTTATGTCTTTTGTTAAACATGTCTGGCCAGATTTTGTAGAAGGTAAACACCATAAAGAAGTTGCAGAAAAATTTAATCAGATTGCAGAAGGTAAAACAAAACGTGTTATAATTAATATGGCACCTAGACATACTAAATCTGAATTTGCATCTTATTTACTTCCTGCATGGATGGTAGGTAGAAATCCAAAATTAAAAATTATTCAATCTACTAACACAACTGAACTCTCTGTACGTTTTGGTCGTAAAGCAAAACAACTTATGGATTCACCTGAATACAAAGAAGTATTTGATACAAGACTCAAAGAAGATTCACAAGCTGCTGGTAAATGGGAAACACAACAAGGTGGAGAATATTATGCAGCAGGTGTTGGATCTGCAATTACTGGACGGGGTGCGGACTTATTAATTATTGATGACCCACATACTGAACAAGATGCAATGAATGCACAAGCTTTAGATAGAACTTATGAATGGTACACATCAGGACCTAGACAACGTCTTCAACCTGGTGGAACAATTATTATTGTAATGACAAGATGGAATGAAAAAGATTTAGCAGGTCGTTTAATCAAAGCTCAAAAAGAACCTAAAGCAGATCAATGGGAAGTAATTCAATTCCCTGCTATCATGCCATCAGGTAAACCCCTGTGGCCGGAATATTGGAATCTAAAAGATTTAGAATCAGTTCGTGCTTCAATTCCATTATCAAAATGGAATGCACAATATATGCAAAATCCAACTGGAGAAGAAGGTGCACTCATTAAACGTGAATGGTGGCAACCTTGGGATGGAGATCTTCCACCATTAGAACATGTTATACAATCTTATGACACTGCGTTCATGAAAAAAGAAACGGCCGACTATTCTGCAATTACAACTTGGGGTGTATTTCATCCAACAGAAGATTCAGGTCCATGTTTAATGTTAGTAGATTCTATGAAAGGTCGATATGAATTTCCAGAGCTAAGACGTATTGCAATGGAACAGTATGGATACTGGCAGCCGGAAACCGTAATCATTGAAGGTAAAGCATCAGGACTTCCACTCACTTATGAACTTAGAAAAATGGGTATCCCGGTAATTAATTTTACTCCATCAAAAGGAAATGATAAACACACTAGAGTTAATTCTGTTTCACCATTATTTGAATCGGGTAGAATATATGCCCCAACAGAAATGGAATTTGCTCAAGAGGTTATTGAAGAATGTGCCGCATTTCCTTATGGAGACAATGACGATTTAGTCGATTCTATGACTCAAGCAGTGATGAGATTTAGACAAGGCGGCTTAATTCAACACCCAGAAGATTATGAAGATGAGCCTTTACAGCATAAACAAAAAGTGTATTATTAGAATATGAACAGATTAAAATACGCAAGAGGATCAGAGGACGATATTCCAGAACAAGAAGATATTCCAATGGAAGAATTTGACGACATCAAAAAGATGTTAGGAGTTCCAATGGATCAGGCCTCAGGGATCAAGAGTCTTAAAAATAAAACAGCATCAATGGATGAGAATGAACAAGTATTCATGAGACTTGTAGATGATTTTATGGAAAGAGGTTTTAGTCTTCAAGAAGCAATTGAAGCAGCTAAAGAAGAATTTGAAAATATGTCTTCAAGAAGAAATGCTCCATCAATTAAAATGGCAGAAGGATATAGTCCAGGTGACTATGATCCAATGATTGTTGAAGAGTATGAAAAATATAAATACGATGCAGAAGAACAAGGTCAACCTATAATGTCTATTGATGACTTTTTACAAATGGCAAGAGCTGGAGCAATGAATGGTGGCATGATGAGAAACATGTATGGAGAAGGTACTGGTGCTAAAGAGTATGGTCCATATGATGATGTAATGCCAAAAAGATATCCTGATCCAGTTACAGCTAGAATAGAATCTGATAAAGCAGATAGAGCTGTGCTTAAAGATATTCAAAGAGGTGAATACCCACTTAAAAAAACAGGTAAGAATATAGATTTAGATGTTGAGAAAATTAAACAGTTAATTGATCAACGAAAAAAAGAAAAAGTAAAGAGAGCTAAGGGCGGTATTGCAGGGGTACTGTAATGCCCAATAAACCAATTCCTAAACCAGAACAATTTCTTAAAGTATTAGATACCTTAAACACTCAAGGTGCAGCTAATATGATTGATCCACAATCTTATGCAGATATGGTGGGTCAATATGCATTCAAAGCTTATAAAAATGATGAACTGTCTTACAGAGATTATTTAGGAATTGTAAAACCATTATTTGGTAGAGCAGGAGAAATGGTTACACAAAAAATTGAAGAGCGAAATAAAGAGTTAGAAAAATATGCAACCGGCGGCAGAGTTAAATATGAAAATGGAACGGATCCTGATTTAGAAAAACTTAGAGATAAAATTATAGAATTAATGGATACTGATAATTTAACATTCGAAGAAGCATATAAAGAAGCTAGAGAAGAAGGTTATGCTAAAGGAGGTAGAGTTGGATTACAAGAAGGTAAGTTAGCACAATTAGGAAATATTGTAGATGTCAGAAATATTCCTTACTATGCAAGTAAAGCAACCGAAGGTGCAGTTAATGCTGGTGAGATTTTATCTAAACTTCCTTTTGCTGCAGGTAATCTTGTTTCAAAATTAATGAGAGAGAAACCAAATAAAGAAATGTTTCTATCAGCATTAAATGATATTCAACCAGGATCATTTTCAGAAGCAATTGGTTTATCAGATGTAATCGCAAGACAGGAAGAAAATTTATCACCTGAAACTAAAACAGCAGGATCACAATTATCTTTAACAAGTGAAACATTTATACCAGTTGGAGCTGCAATAAAACTTGGAGATAGAATTGTAAAAACTGCTACTAAAAAATTAGGTAAAGATGGAGCTAAATTAGAAAAACAAATTGATGAAAAATTAACTGAATATGGAGAAGGTAGAAGAGACTTTAATAAAATGGTTGCAACAACAGGAATGTTTGCTGCATTAAAAGCATTAGGGATTACAGGTTTAGCAGGTAAGTCAGCAGCTAAGACAGCTGACTTTAGAGTTAAAATGTTTGGTGATATGGATGTTGCAGATAACTTTACCGATCTTGGAAATGAACCAACCGCAGTTGGTAGTCTTAGTACTTACATTCAACCTTTAACTGAAAAAGGAAAAAAGATAATGGAGAAATTTGTTTCTCAAAATAAGAACAAACCAAAAAATCAAAAAGCAAATTTTGAAATTGATAAAGATGGTGAGTATGTCTTTTCAGATGGTGAAAATGCATTAACGGCTATAGAAGATATAAAAAAATATTCAGACAATTTTGAATTAGAAACTCCTGTAACAGTTCCACGTAAACCAGGCGCTTCAAAATATGATACCAAAGTTGAAAATAAAATTTTTAGACCAGGAGAAAATTATGCGGATGATGTGGCTATGGAAAATTACTCACTAAGTTATGCACCAAGTTATGGGCCACTTGAATATGTAGATGAGTTTGCGGAAGACATTATAAACACAGTTTTACCTAAAAGAGCAAAAAAATCTTCTGGAGGTAGAATGAAATATGGTGATGGTACTAAACCAATGACCAAATCAGAGAGATGGATGAGAGATTATTTTTTCAGTGGTAAAGGTGGTTATGATGATAGAATGTCATATCAAGAATTTGCTATAGGACCAGGTCAGGAGTTATTTAAAAGGTTTAACAAGAAAAATGGTGGAGCTGTATATGGTAAATATGCCAAACAACTTCTATCATCATAACAATGGCTATTAAGAGATTAACTAGGACTATTCCACCTAAATCTGGACCACAGAGTCAGGGCTTGAATATTTTGTATAATACTGATAAAGAGATAAAACTTACGGAGAAAATAAATGGCAGAAGACAATATAGACAAGGCTCTTCCAAACGAGCCTCGAAAAGAATTTGAAATACCTGGTGAAGAAGAAATTAGAGAAGAAATTGTAGAAGAAATTTCTGAACAACAAGAATCACCTGATGACGTAGAAGTTCAAGAGAACGAAGATGGTTCTGTTGATATTAATTTAGATCCACAAGCAGCATCACCTGAAGGTGGTGATGAGCATTATGCAAACTTAGCAGATTTTTTACCTGATGATGTATTAGGTGGATTAGCATCTGATTTAAATTCTAGATACATGGATTACTCTGCATCTAGAAAAGATTGGGAAAAAACTTACACAACTGGTTTAGATTTATTAGGATTCAAATACGATAATAGAACAGAACCATTTGCAGGTGCAAGTGGTGCAACTCACCCAGTTTTAGCTGAAGCAGTTACACAGTTTCAAGCTTTAGCTTATAAAGAATTATTACCTGCAGACGGACCGGTAAGAACACAAATTTTAGGATTACCAACTCCAGAAAAAACTCAACAAGCAAATAGAGTAAAAGATTTCATGAATTATCAAATAATGGATCAAATGAAAGAATATGAACCTGAGTTCGATCAAATGTTATTTAATCTGCCATTAGCAGGTTCTGCTTTCAAAAAAGTTTATTATGATGATATGGAACAAAGAGCTGTAAGTAAATTTGTTCCTGCTGATGATTTAATCGTTCCGTATACGGCTACCTCATTAGATGATGCGGAAGCGATTATTCATCGTGTAAAAATTTCTGAAAACGAATTAAGAAAACAACAAGTCGCAGGTTTTTATAGAGATATAGATTTAGGAAAACCACAAGACAAAGAAACTGATGTAGAGAAAAAAGAAAGAGAACTTGAAGGAGTAACAAAATCTGGAAAAGATGAAGATGTATTTACTTTATTAGAGTGTCATGTTGATTTAGATTTAGAAGGTTTCGAAGATGTAAATCAAGAGACTGGTGAGCCGTCAGGAATTAAGATTCCATACATTGTAACTTTAGAAGAAGGATCAAGAGAGATTTTATCTATTAGAAGAAATTATGAAATCGGTGATCCAAAGAAGAAAAAGATACAATACTTTGTACACTTTAAATTTTTACCAGGTTTAGGTTTTTATGGTTTTGGTTTAATTCACATGATCGGTGGATTATCTAGAACTGCTACAACTGCATTAAGACAATTACTCGATGCAGGAACTTTATCTAATTTACCTGCTGGATTTAAAATGCGTGGTATTAGAATTAGAGATGATGCACAATCAATTCAACCTGGTGAGTTTAGAGATGTAGATGCACCTGGTGGAAATTTAAGAGATTCATTTATGATGCTTCCGTTTAAAGAACCTTCTCAAACATTATTAAGTTTGATGGGTATCGTGGTTCAAGCAGGTCAAAGATTTGCATCTATTGCAGATCTACAAGTTGGTGATGGTAATCAACAAGCTGCAGTTGGAACTACAGTTGCATTACTGGAAAGAGGTAGCAGAACCATGTCTGCAATTCACAAAAGAATTTACTCAGCTTTGAAAAATGAATTTAGAATCATGGCTAGAGTATTCAAGTTATATCTACCACAAGAATATCCGTACGATGTCGTTGGGGGTCAAAGAACGATAAAACAATCTGACTTTGATGATAGGGTAGATATATTGCCAGTTGCTGACCCTAACATATTTTCTCAAACACAGCGTATTTCACTCGCGCAGACGGAACTCCAACTGGCACAATCTAATCCACAAATGCATAATCTATATCAAGCATATAGAAATATGTATGAAGCTTTGGGTGTAAAAAATATTGATAGTGTTTTAATTAAACCTATGCAACCAACACCAAAAGACCCTGCATTAGAACATATTGATTCAATGGCTGGAAAACAGTTTCAAGCATTTCCTGGTCAAGATCACAGAGCTCACATTACTGCACACTTAAATTTCATGGCAACTAACATTGCAAGAAACAATCCAATGGTAATGGGTTCTCTAGAAAAAAATATTTTTGAACATATTAGTTTGATGGCTCAAGAACAAGTTGAAGTAGAGTTCAGAGATGAGTTAATTCAAATACAACAAATGCAACAAATGATGCAACAAAATCCACAAATGGCTCAACAGATGCAAATACAATTAAAAATGTTAACAGAAAAAATTGAAGCAAGAAAAGCACAATTGATTGCTGAGATGATGGAAGAATTTATGAATGAAGAGAAGAAAATTACTTCACAATTTGATAATGATCCAATTGCAAAATTAAGATCAAGAGAATTAGACCTTAGAGCAATGGAAAATGATAGAAAAGAACGTGAAGGTAATGAGAGAATCAACCTTGATAAGATGAAAACTATGATGAATCAAGCAAATCAAGATGAAAAACTTGAACAAAACGAAGAATTAGCAAAATTAAGAGCTGATACATCAATTGAAAAGACAATTTTATCAAAAACTATTCCAAGTACAGACTCAATGATGAAAAATTCAGCTCCAATGATGCCGAAAGTAAAAATTTTTAGAGGAGGAAACGAATAAATGAGAAAAAAAATGACAAAATCTGAAAAAAAGGTTAAAAAGGTCATGAGGGAATTCAAAAAAGGTGAATTACCTATAGGCAAGTCAAAGAAAAAAGTAAAAAATCGTAAACAAGCGATTGCAATTGCTTTATCAGAGGCTGGCAAATCAAAACCAAGGAGATAAAATGGAAAAACTAGATAAAATAACTGAGATAGCAACTCCAGAAATGAAAGTTGAAATAGATCCAAGATCTAAAACAACTGCAGACAAAGCATATAATGGAATTGCAGTTCCTGAAGAAGTTGAAGTAAGAGGAACTAAAAGAATGTTAAAAGAAAAGTCTAAAAAAGCTAAGTGGATTTAGTTTATGTGGTTCAGTGCTATTAAATTAGCCGTTCAAGCTGGCTCTCACATTTTTAAAAATCGTCAGAAGACAAAAATGTTAATGGCGGATGCACAAATGTTGCATGCTGAAAAAATGGCTAAGGGCGAAGCAGAATACCAAGGTAAATTATTAGAAGCAAGGCAATCGGACTGGAAGGACGAATTTATTTTAATTTTACTTTCGGCCCCTATTGCATTATTATCATGGGCAGTATTTTCGGATGACCCAAGTGCTATGGAAAAAATGAAATTGTTCTTTGAATATTTTTCACAACTTCCATTTTGGTACCAAACAATTTTTGTAGGTGTCATTGCTTCGGTTTACGGATTAAAAGCAACTGACTTAATTAAGAGGAAATAAAATGTCAAACAGAAGATATAATACACAAACTAGAAAAAACTTTTTATCAGGCGGACAAGCAAAATTAGATAAAGACGGTGATGGTAAAATCACTGGTAAAGATTTTGCTATGTTAAGAGGTAAGAAAAAAGATAAGAAAAAGAAAAAACCATCTATGATGGCAATGGCTATGAAGGAT